AAGAAGAACCTGAACCACCTGTGTATTTATTTCCATTTGAAGCATAATAAGACCAACCATGACTATCGTGTCCAACCCAATCTGACCCATCTCTACTTACTTCTCTACACACACCTGTCATAGCATCAGTTCCACCTGCATTATTAGCATACTTCATTTCCCAATAAAATTTGCCTTTATTAACTGCCATAGTTGCAAAATTTGTTTTATTATTTGTATTCCATTCAATTTTATTATTACCCATTGTAAATGTTGAAGCTTGATTTTGATTATCTAATGGGTTCATTGTACAAAAAACATTACTTGGACAATCTTCTGTTTTTGTAAGTGTACCTGCAGCAACTGTCCAATCATTACTATTAGGTGATTGGTCTGTAACTCCATTACCATTTTTTAAAATAAAGAAACCATTTGTTCCATAAGATACACTTGGAGAAGTCTTTATTTTCCATTCTCCAGTTGTTGCATCTGTTTCACCAAATTCTGTTGGTTCGTAAGCATAGCCATCACAAAAGTGTATGTGACTCATAGCTCCATCAAATAAATTTCCACTATTTTCAGAACCAAATTCGTGTACTTGACCATCTACATTTAAAGTAGAAGCATTTGATGGTGCATTACCTGTATCACTAAATGATGTTATTCTTGAACCATTTATATAAAATCTTATTTTATCATCACTTGTTGAATTATCTTTATCCCAAATACCAACTATATGATACCAAGCATTAGTATCTCGTAATTTTGCATTAGATACTATTCTTCCATTTGTGTTACCATTGTATTCATCATTAAAATATAATTCATCATCTGCTGCAATTTCTAATCTAGTTTTATAATTACTATTTTGATGACAAGCAAAAAGAGTTTGTGTTGAACCTAATTTACCTCTTTTTACCCATAGAGAAATTGTCCATTTATTTCTGTTACCTGAAGATGAAAAAGTTTTTGTTAATCTTGTAGTAGCCATTAGTTAAATTGTCCTCCACCTGTTGCACCATGAGTAACTGTAATAGAGAATGCTCTGTCAGCAGTCTGTGATTCATTATCAGTTGCTCGAATGGTAAAATTATATACTGTTTCTGTTGTAGATCCTGATTCAGTACCAGATATTACACCAGTACTAGCATTTAAACTTCCACCACCAGGAAAACTTCCTGATATTTTAGAATAAGTAATTGTTGAATCTGATGAAGCTGCTACTGTAAAGTTCATACTTCCTAAAGCTGCTACAGATCCTAATGATCCAGCTCCAGTTGACCATGTCGGTACGTCAGATACAGTCAATAAGTTACCAGATAATACACTTAATCCATCAGGGTTTTCTACCCTTAATTTGTATGTTGCGTCAACAGCTAAGGTAAAAGTTGCTACAATAGTTGTTGCACTTGTAAACGAAATACTATCTGCAACATAATATATTCCAGTAGAAGGATTAAATGCTTCTACTTGAGGAACACTAACAAAGTTTTGTCCTGTTATTGTTACAGCAGTTTGCGAATTAGTTATTGTTGTTGGACTGATTGAACTAACAGTTGGTTTAGTTTCACCACTTGGTTGACTAACCCATCCTAAATTTCCTGATCCATCAGTTTTAAGTACTTGTCCTGTACTTCCATCTGCATTAGGTAATTTAAATGTTATATTACTTCCAACTGTTGCTGGAGCTTGTAATGATACTGAATTTGAATTATCATTATCATTTAATTGAATTTTTCCAGCATTAGAAGATCCATCTCCTTTAGCTGTTAAAGCTGTTGCTTGTATAGTTTTGTCTGAAATTGTTGCTGGTAATCTAGCATTGTTTACAGTACCTGATGACAGGTTATCTGCATTAATTGCTGCTACGTTAAATGTACCAAATGCAACTACATAAATGATATCTCCTGATGCAGCTCCACTTCCAAGAACTACTGAACTACCATTAGTTGCTGTGTAATCAGCAGGATCTAAATGAACACCATTCATAAAAACATCAATATAACCTGAGTCATATGTTAATGTATTTCCATTGTTATCTGATCCAGTAAAAGTAGTTTGGCTAGAAGTAGCAATGTATTTGTATCTTTGAGATGTACCATTTACTGAAGATCCAGCTGCTGCCCAACCAGATGATTTGTAAACTTTTAATTCATTAGCAGTAGTGTCAAAATATAAATCACCAATATCAAGACTACTTCCTGGTGCTGATGATGCTATTCTGTATCTATTAGCAAATGTATTAATATCTGTAATGTTTGTAGCTGCAGTCGTAATGTTAGCGTTAGCTCCAGCTACTGTGTTAATATTAGAATTGTTTCCAGCTACTGTATTAATGTTAGCTATGTTTGAACTAACTGTTGTAACTTCTGTAGCTTTTGGAACTAATCTATGAAAATTGTATGTGTTTAATGTTGTAGTAGTTTCTACAATCATTCCAAATCCTGAAGCATAAGTCGTGCTGTTGTCAGCTCCATTAATAGTAACTGTAGAGTTTCCTACTGTACCATTAGATATTGAAATAACTCCACTACCACTTGATGTGTAGTTTGTTGATAATGCTTTAATACTAACAAGAGTACCAGCTCCATTATTAACATCTGGATTTGCATTAGGAAATGCTAATTCATTTGCTATTGGAACAAAGCCTCCAACATCATCTACTAAATCTATAATTCTATTATCAATTGCTCCTGTTGTTGCAATCTTTGTATCTCCAGCTGACCAACTATCTCCTGAAGCTATTGTTTCTGTTGAATCTTGTCTAAAGTATCTAGCATCAGATGCTGATGTAGTAAATAATGTAACATCATCAGCTGTTGCTGAAGAATGTTCTGAATTTGTAACTAATACTGCGTCTGCTATTTTAGCAGCAGTAACTGCATCATCTGCAATTTTTGCTGTTGTAACATTAGCATCAGCTATTTTATCTGTAGTTACATTAGCATTTAAAATTTTTGAAGTAATAACTGCATCAGCAGCTATCTTTGTAGCAGATACAGAACCATCAGGTAATGTAACTGTTTTAGCAGATATATCTAATGTTCCTGCAAGTTTATCAGCTGTTACATTTGCATTAGTAATTTTAGCTGTAGTAACTGCATTGTCAGCAAGATTACCAGAATCAACTACTTTTGCAGGAAGTGAAGTATTTGATTTGGATAATGCACCAACATAAATTGTTAATGTTTCACTTGATAAAGAACCTGAATCCCAGGTTACATTTACAGTTGTGTTTGAAGAAAAAGATGAACTAGCAATAGTTCCATATATAGTTCCTGTTGAACTACCAACTGCTTTAATTCTTCTATCTGCGTGATAGACTCCTGTTACATTTGAACCATTAATTGTAAAAGATGTTCCACTAGCATAAGCTGCTGTGAAAGATCCATCACCATCTCCATATATGACCCATTGCGAGTCATTGTACCATTCTCTAATATCAGCAGTTACAGCTCTAAAGGCATTGTTAATATTTGAAGGCAACATACCTTCAGCAATAGAAACACCTCCTACCGAAGTATTATTACCAGCTGTACTACTATAATCTTTTATCCCTGCCATTTAATCTCCTATAAACCAACTGAATGCTTTATCATTCTCTGTATTATTTTTGTTAATTAATTCGTTTACACTTTGTTCTAATTGTCTTTGAAAATATTCTTGTGATTCCATAGAATATCTTACGTTATCTATATTAATTTCATCACTCATATTATATCCATTTAGTTTTATCTACAAAAGAACCATAACCTGTTTTACTTTTACCTAAACTATAAAACTTACTAGATTCTTTTTTGGCTTGTCTTAATTTATACATTTTTTTTTTATGCTTTTTCATATGTTTTAAGCCTTTAGCTGTATAACTAATTCCACCTAATAAAAATTTACCAATCATCTTACTCCTGCTCTTACTGCAACCATATCTACTCCTTGTGCATGAGTAAATGTTGTACCAGCTGCTACTTTAACATTAGCTCTAATATATCTTCCAGACTTTCGTACTGGATTCATACCACTAGCATTTTGTGTTACTGAGCTAGATTCAGTTTCATCATCTGCTATTCTTTCTCTACTCTTAACTGTGATTGTAGATACAGCATCAACAATAGGTCTAACCCCTGTTATGTTTGCTCTTTGTCCAGGAAATGGTTCCATTTCACTTGTTTCTACTTCACATTGATTAGAATTCCCACTAAAAATTGCAGCTTTATAATCTTCATTAATAGCTCCTAAGAACATTTGTCCACCATTCCAATAGTCTGTATCTAATGCAGCATTAATGTTTTCCAAATTTTCTGAAATAATATCCATTAATTCTACTGTAAAAGCTCCTACAAATTGTGGAAACAATACGCTAGTTTGAGCTTCTGCTAATGACCATTTCTTAGTAGCATAATTATAGATTATAATTTTATCACAAAGTCCACCAGATGCAGCACTATCTTTACTTGGATATGCCCACATAGCTAACTGATTAAATGGATCAGTAGCTGCTTTAATTCTATCTGTATATGCCTTGTTTAAATCTAAATCAAAAAATCTATTTACCTTTTCAACTCCAATAGGCATAACTTGATCGCCATTAATTTGGTAAAAACCATCATCAGAATAAAAGAACACTTGTCTATTATCTTGACATACAGTTTGTCCATACATTGCACCTCTATTAGGTGAGATTACTGATAATCTAAATACTGTAGCTCCACCAACATAGTCCATACGAATTATTTGGTTTTGTCTAAATACATATCCTATTTCTCCAGATGTAATATGTACTATTTTTCCACCTGATCCTGGTAAGTCTTGGTAATCAGATTGTTTACCTGACCAAGCTGATATGTCATTAATACCTGCCCATTGAACTCTATTTGTTGCATTAGTTATGTTTCCTACAACTAAGAAATCTCGAACAACTCCTGAAACTCTAAACAAAGGTGTAGTACCTGCTGTTTGAATTGCATTAAGATTTGCAAAGTTAGTAGATGTTCCCATTAAATAATATTGAGGTTGATCTACTCCATTACTTGCAATTACATAATTACCAAATTGTGTAAATGTAAAAAAATCTGCTTCACCACCTGTTAAACTTCCTTTACGAGATGTAAATGTTCCAGATGCTAATTGATATATATCTGTTTTAGTTGCTACAAAGTTATAAATATTATTACTATTATCTCTAAAAGATCCTGCACCTTTAGCATTCTTACCAACATTGTTAGTACTATATGCTACAAGAGATGGAAATCTCTTATAAGTATTAGCTGCATGATATACGTTAGTAGCTACGTTAGCTCCCTGTTTTAAATGTTCAGGTTGATCTGGTAGCCATTCTCCAAAAGGTACTTGCATTATTTTTAAACTTTCTTTTTATAACCAAATGATTTATCTACACTTTTAAAGTATGGACTTCTATGTGCTTTTCTTTTAAAAATAGTTCCATAATTTACTCTAGCCATAGTTGGCGTATGAGCATATAATTCTGATACTTGAATTTCTGGATGAAACATATCTGGTTTTTGTCCAAATTCTTTTAATAATTTTCTTTTTTTAGCTCTTATTCTTTTAATTCTTGCTAGTTGTGTTGCTGTTTTTATCATTATCTTTGCCTATAAAATGATAGATCTGTTTGAACATCAGTTCTTTGATGAACAGGTGCAGATCCATATGAATCTTGTTTATCGTTATTCTCACATCTTTCCATAGATGTTGCATACATTTGTAACCAATTTTGTACTTGTTGTGGATCTATTCCACCTAAAAAGTTAGCAGCGTGAAAAAGGGATCCATACAAATATATTCCAGGATGATTAGCGAGCACCCAATTGGATGTGTTAGAGTCGCTAAGAGCGTTAAAAGATTTATAATATGATAGCTTCCCACTATAAGAAACATCAGGAGTAGGACCAAATCTAAAAGTTTCTGATTCATTATCACTCTCTATTGTGTATGCTCTAGGTTTACCAGTTCTTGAACCACCTTTTATTTCGTTCATGTTAGCTGGTGTAATATATTCCAAAGGATATTTTACTGAGCTAGATAATATGTAAAAAGATCTAACTGCAATAAATCCTGTAGGAACAGATACTTTTTCTGCGTTAATGGTAACATCATCAAATTGTTCCATTTGTCTAATTCTAAGTTTAGCATTAAAATCTGCTTCACATAACTTTATAAAATCGTCAGAAATCTCATCAGTTAAATCTGTTCTGTTTAACCAATTAGCTATTCCTGTTTTTAATTCTGCGTATGTTGATAATGCCATTACAATGATCCTTCTGCTGTTCTAAAATATCTAAACTCACTTGAGTTCAGTTTGATTCTCATAATTTTTCTTTGAATTTCTTTAGGCAAAGCAAACCAATTTCTACTTCCATTGTATTCATTTGCCCATACTTGTAAGACCAAAGGTGGAATACTTGCTACTCGTTTCATTTCTTTTTGAGAAGAAACCCATCCTTTATCATGATTGTATAACTCTTTATTTCTTTTCAACAAAGGATTTACATCTTGTTGATTATTAATAGTAAGTTTACCATCTGACTCTTGGATATACTTAGTCTTTATTCCAGCATCATATTCAACTGATCTTACTTTACCCATACTATTCTGATAGTTCTGTAACGTATAAATTTACTGATCCAATTACAGCTACTTTTTCGCCAGGCGAAACTTTAAAACATTCAGAAGATTTAGCTTCTAAAAATATTTTAGCATTAGTTGCTGTTGGAGCTGTTCCAAATTCGATATGACAATCAGCATCTGGTATAATTCTAACATATTCAATATTAGCACTAAAAGCAGATGAAGCTGCAGACGAACCAGAAGATGTAACCTTTTGTGTAGTTAGAGGTCTCATTGCGTAGTTCATATTTTGTTTCCTTATTGTTTAGGATTTGTTCCCAGAACGTTCCAGGAACATCACCTATATTAATTATCTTCTTATAACAAATGTTACACCAAGTTTTTTAGTTCCAGTAGAACCACCATCTGTAATCATTTCGATAGATCCACCTTCTTCAACTTGGTTAGCTGCTGTTGGTTCTGCTGTATCAATATCACCAGCTGCTGAACCTGAATGTGCAACAGTTATTCCGCCACCAGTAATTGCAGTTCCACCAATTTCAAAACTGATTGCTGCATTTCCACCAGATATAGCACCTTGAAGTGCTGTTATAATTTTAATTACTTTTCCGCCATCAGGTACTGCAACATAAGTTGATGATCCTGTTGATATGTCGGCGATTTCGCCATATATAAAATAGTCGTTTAATGTTCTCATTTTATTCCTTAATTGTTCCGATCTTAACCTATCTCAGATCTTCAATTTTTATAGAATCTGCTGGGCGAGCAGATTTAAGGTTACTCGCCCAAACAGTTAGTATTATTATGATGTTGTTAAGTCTGCAACTAAGCCTGAAGCTGCTTCATTTCTAGATTCTAGAGTCGCCTCTACTAAAAGCTGTCTTTTCTCTGAGTCTCCAGTTTTTGAAAGCTCATGCATAGAGAAGTCTCTTAAGAACGCAATTCCCCAATAGTTCATGTCAAGAACCCAAGCATCTCTATCTCTAGAGAATCTGTTAGGTACTACTTGCAATTGACCGAAGTCAGATGCGTATACATCAACTGAAGTGTATAAAGTTGCGTCTGCACCAGCATCAAATCTAGTAGAATTACCAGTGAAACCTGATAATTTTTGTTTGTTGAAAGGACCGACCATGACCATTGAAGGGTCACCACCAGCATTCCAAACTGATTTAATTACTGATTTTAATTGAGCTTCTGTGAACGCTCTCTGAGTACCATCTGTGTGAGCTGCATTTCCTGCACCTGCACCAGAAGCACCATCAGATGCCATGTCATCGTTAGTAACGACCCATGATCCAAGTGTTCCCATTTTTCTTGCAGTAGAAGAACCACCAGTTACTTCAGCAATGTTGCCTGTGATAGTTGCTTCCATGTCTCTTTTTAGCTCTTTAGCTTTTTTAGCTATTTGGTAAGCTAATTCAGATGCTCTACCTGCTTTGTCTACTGCTTCTTGAGTACCAGTAATAACTACAGTTTTATCCATAATTTGAGTACTGTTTGAAAGTCTAGTAGTTGCAGTTGATGCATCTAGAGTTGCTTCATCCCCTTCAATTACAGCGTTGTTTGTAACTGCTGCAGCTAAAGAGTCTGTTTGCCATTCGTGTAATACAGCTGTTGCTGCTG